GACAGGTTTCCTAAAAGATGAATCTTCCTATTCATACTCTACTATATCTCCCTCTGGCCAGCTAATAATCATGTAAGGTATTTGTAGAAACTTACAAGCTTTTTTATCGTGTTCGCTTGGCTCAGCACTACCATCTGGGTGGCTGTGAACTATCTTTAGTATGTCATAATCCAACTGGGCTCTGACAAACTGCTCATTATTGATTACAAACTCTTCTTCGGGGTCTTCTGCTATGTTCTCACAGGGTATCCATTTTTCTGTTCCATTATCCGAGACTATGAGGCCACAGGCTTCTTTTGGGTATTCAGCCTCTATATGATCTAAAATTTGGTCTATCATTGAAATACTCGTGCTGTTGGGAAACTTCCGAAAGGCATTGCTCTTGATTCCTTTGCAATATAATTTATATTAGGTCTAGTGTTTATATTGGTTGAGGCAGTTGTGCTAAGAGAAGCATCGTCATTGGTTACCGTCTCCCCTATATCAAAATCCCCAGTAATACTTGAAAGATAAATAGTTGTTCCAGATATTCTTTCTACTCTTGCTTGTGCTTGGCTAGTGCCTCCGAAAATCATATCTCCAATACTAAGTCCAGATACGCTGTTTAGTCCCAGAGTTGCTGTAGCATTTACTTGGTATCTTGCTTTACAAGAGTCTAGCCTTTTTCCACAACGATCCCCTCTTTCCCACAGAGGCCCGGCTTCTGGGGTTGCGGCGGAGGTTTGGCTTCTACTTATGGCTTTCCACACTGTGTATTTAGTCGGGCTTCCACCATCATTCACTCTGTAATAGTCATTGTAAATATCGTTAGTATATACATCAACATTAGGGCTTCCAGCGAAGTCGGTAAATACTTTCACTCTTCTCCAATTCGGAGATCCATCGGCAGGAGTAGTAGCTTGACCAGTCATATTTTGCCAGTAATTAGTGCTGCTTTGTCCTGTGGTAAGAGTACCATCAGAGTTTATTTTTGTAAGATTGGACTCTGTAGTTTTGTAAAACTCGTTTATGGTGGCTGAACCTGCATAAGTAGTAAACGTAGTAGTGCTGTCTATGATATACTCGTCATCATCACTTACATAAATATAGGAATTATTACCCGCTACACTAACTATAGAGTCTGTTCTCCAGGTACACCCTCCCTGTCTCTCCCAGGGATTTAGGTCCGCTCCAGCAGCCTGATATTTCCAAGGACAGCGGTTTCCAATAATGTTTCTCTTTGGCAGCGTTACTCCGGTAAAGTCTATCGGTAAAACTGTTGTAAAAGTAACAGATTGAGGGTTCTCGTCCTCAATTCTATCAAGAAAATAAATATCTCTTGGTAACTCTACTGGTGGCTGTGCGTCTCCTGAACCCCCTACAAGATACTTTTGCAAGGTTCGACGACGAATAACTTTTAGCCCAAGTATGTCTTCATATGAAACAGATCCTAATAGCGATTGAAAGCTATCATTTCCGGTATTAGTTCTTAGTATGTTGGCTACTGTAAAGACTGGTTGGGGAAACTGACCCTCTGATTTGTGCTCAATACCCTCCATTTGCGCTGGAACAGGGTAGTAGTCTCTTATTGTAGCTGGATTATCATAGTCCCTAAACTGAACAGTATTGAACTTTTCTTCTGGGCTACTTCCAAACCCCTCTATATAGTTTGTAATATAGATAAAATCTGTTTCATTTATCTGAACCTCAAACAGTTCTATATATGGAGACTCTCCCGAATTGAGCTGCTGTAAATCTGCGCCTATGCTCATGGCTCATAAACCCTCTTGAATTTTGCTGTTACACTTACTACATTTACTTGTGGAACTACTACCGACCACTCTTCGCAGATAACACCTATTGCTTTATAGACTGTAAAGGACTCAGTTGCTGTAGATACATTAGGCTCAAATACTGTAAGAGTGGTTGCGTTATTAGTTCCAGTGCTATCTATGGAATAGCCTTTATCATTACTTGCGCTGCCCTCTATGATTACCCACCCTTCATCCCCTAAACCAGTGAAACCCGTTCCCGTAATTGTTGAGTTGGCAGTAAAAGAGGTTCCAGTAGTTACAGAAGCAAAGTTAGGCGGAGAATATGCAAACGGAGTAACAGAATTTTTTGTTTCAAAAAAGTCTATGAGGTTGTCCATCTCTGTCTCTGTTCTGTTTATAAACCGAACATCAAACATTTGACCTAAAGTATTTATTCCATCCGGAATACGCTGCTCGTACCCATCACCGAAAGAGAACCGGCGAATACGAGGCTTGTTTGACTGCGTAGAGCTTTTGTCTACGCTAAAAGCGTTTCCTGAATCATCTACTATATTTGTCATCTTGCTAATAATCCGCCAGGTCTTGTTTGGTCAGCGATTTCTCTCTGAACAATGTCTACAATGCTGTTTCCGAACTGGGCGAGGTTTTCACTGTTGCCCGTAGTTTCTCCCTGTCCTGTGGCCATATTGAGGTTTACTGATACATTATTATTGTTATTGGTACCATTCATATTTACTGGAATGGCTTTTCCATCAGGCAAAGGAACTACTGCTTCATTTTGTCCACCCTCTCCAACAAGTCCGACTGTTGGGCGCTTTACTACTCCACCTTTTGCGAAGGCACTAATACCTCCTTGGTATATTCCGCCCATTTGAGCTCCGAATAATCCACCTAGTCCCGGTATGAAGCTAAGACCCAGTTTTAGCAAAGATCCTAGCCCTCCGCCACCGCCACCGCCTCCGCCGAAAAGGCCTCCGAGGGCTCCACCTATGCTCTTGAAAAGGCTTCCGAATCCGTCCAATCCGCCTTTGAATATATCTCCCAAGCCTGACAAGAATCCTCCATCCTTTGAGAAGAGCTTGCCTATTGAATCTTTGAAGTTTCCAAAAATACTCTTCAAGCCTGTAAAGGCTTTCGCAAAAGGGTTGCGGGTAGCGCTTGCTGCCTCTAAATCCGGTGGTGCTACATCTGGTGTTATTTGTGGGCGAGGAGCGGCCGCGTTTATAGCTCCCGCTGCTCCTGCTGATGCAGCATCCGCTGCTTGAACAGTTTAAACTCCTGGTCCAGGCAAGAGGGTTGGGGCTTCTTCGGGCCCTGGGCCAGGGCCCGGGGAGGCAGAGTCACAGCACTGAACTTTTATTCTTGCCTCTAAGCCTATGACAGCGTTTGAGAGGGAGTTTGCAGCAGACCGTCCGGCGGTTTTTATAGCTTCAGCTCCCCCATCAATATTTTCTCTAAGTATTGCTGCGGCCTGTGTTATAGAGGGGTCAGGGCCTTCCGGAAAAATAAAATTTGATATTCCCTCAGTAAGTTTCTGAGCCATAAAATCAGCTAAGTTCTCTAACACCCCTTTTGCAAGATTTAGGAGAGCATCTCTCATGCTGGTCTCTTCATTTTTTATTATTGAAGCAAAGGTGCCCTGAAGATTGCTCTCTAGAGAACTTCTAAACTCAGATCCTAACTGATTTGCTAAATTTAGGGATTCTTGTTGAGCTACAGTCTGTTCTCTTTGTATTCCTAGCTTTTGAGTTTCTAGTTGTATCTGCTGAGTTATAGAGTCTACTTGGTCAGCGCCAGCCTTCTTAAGATCGCTTTGCAAGTCTGATATACTTTTGGTTATTCTTTCTTCCTCTACCAGGGATTTTGCTATGCTTGCTTGAATATCTGCTCTTTTCTTTTGTAGAGGTGTAGCTTTTCTAGCAATAGCTGCACTCTTCAAGTCTATAGCATTTATTTTTGATTTAAACTTAAACTCCCTAGTCTCTAGTTCCTTGGCTATTTCTTTGGAAGCACTTAATTGCCCTTGTTTAGCTCTTTCTATACCAAGGTCTAGGTTCAAAAGCTTTATCTGTCTTTGTCTCTGTTCGTCATACTGGACAGACTGCTTTACTTGTAATTCTGCTACTTTTCCTTGAATCTCTACTTCTTTTTGTTTGCTTGCCTCTATATCTAACTGTAATTGTGCGGATTCAGATAAAGCAGTCCTCAATCCAGTCTGTGCCTCTATCCTTGATTTATCAAAGGATTTTCTGCTGGCTGCAAAAGCAAATTGTATATTGGCTGCCGCCTCGGTAGCATCCACAAGTTTTTGAGATATACCTAACTCTCTAAGCTTACTATTTTCTATGTCTAATTGGGCTTGTAGTTGCTTTCTCTTTGCATCAATGGCTTTTTGGTCACTTGTTCCTAATGCTTTAACTAAGTCTGCATCGGTAACATTGAGAGCATTTCTTGCTTTAGTAACTTTTATTTGTTGTTCAGATACTTTTGCCCTTGCCTTCTCCTGCTTAACTAAAAAGGTGGAGGTTCCTGCGAGACGGGTTATTTCTTTGGCACTTTTTGACCTCTCCTTCGATAAGTTAGTAGAGGCTAAAAGTTCAGCATTTTGTAGTTTTAGTAGCTCTGTTCTTTTTCTTATCAGCTCCGCTAGTCTTTTAGTTTCATCTGTACCCGCCTCTAAACTGTCTAGGGGCAACTGTTTTATTATTATTTGTAGATTAGATATCTCTCCATTTATGTCTTTCAAAGTATCAGAAAAACCGGTTTTGATAGTAAATGTTTGTGCCAAAGACTTATAAGATTCATCAGTTCTTTTAGCTAACTCTGAAGCAGAATTTGCCGCTGCATTTAGTTTTTCTATTTCTTTCGTGGCTACCGAGAGAGCTCTCGGGTCAAAATTCTCTCCGTTCAAAACCTTAGTCAATATTTTATTAAATCCAGAAAAAGCAGAACTAGAATCTAAGCCAGCGGCAATTGAAGCATCTCTCAATAGCTCCAAGTCTTTTATTAGAACATCTACCCCAGCTTCTTCGTTTAGTTTATTTAGAGCTCCTTCCAGCTCCTCTATTTCCACCCTAGCGGCATTAAAAGCTGAGACACCTGAGAGTGTATTTCTCGCGGCGTTTTGCAGCGACTCGTACTCTGCCTTTAGGCCCTCTAATCTTTTCTTTGTTTCAACATAAGCCGGATCTGTTAAAGCCTTATTTACATCAGATAAGTTTGCCTCTAAATCTTGTAGGGGTATATTCGCTATAGTATTTGACAGTGTTTTCAGGGCTTCGGACGAGCCAGAGGTACGAGTAAGCGCTGCGGTCAATTTAGAGAAGTCAACCTGTCTCTGAGAAGCATCTGCTATTCTTCTTTCTAAATCCTCTGAAAAATCGTCTAATAAACCTAGAGCAACACCTACGGTCTTTTTTATGTTATCAGGTATCAAATCCAATACCAAAAATGCAGTTCCTATCGCAGGAAGTATCTTTAAAGCTGTGGAGGCTATCTTTGTAAAACTGTTTATAGCTGCTATACGTATAGAAGTAAAAGCTGATACACCTTTTGCTTTTAGTATGTCAAACTGAATGCCAATCTGTTTTGATTTAATCTTAGCGCTACGAATTGCACTTGCATCAGATACTTTTTGTGCTCTTGTTATTTGGTCTATTGCGCCTATCGCCTTATCTCTGGTTTTGAGAGAGGCTTTTGCAAACTCACCAGTGCCGTCTACAGCTTTTTGTTGTATATCCGCTAACTGGTCAAAACTTAGTGTTGCCCCATTAACCAACTTTCCTAAATTGTTTCCTGTTAGTTTTACCTCCTTTCCAAGACTCTTTATATCCTGTGTAGCTTTAGCTATAGCAGCACTAGGAGTGGCCTCTAGAAATGCTTGTCTTTGCTTTCCCAAATCTTCTATTAGTTCGGCTGATCTCCTCTTTTGATTTTTTAAGCCATCTCCTAGCTTATCTACGTACTCCCCAACTCCATCAGTTATATCAGATAAGGCAGACTTAACTAAGGGGGCTGCTAAGAGTAGTGTTGCAAAGGGGTTCTGGGCAAAGAAAGATAGAATTGGTTCCAAAAACCCTATTGTTCTCTTGAAGTCGTCCGACAAGTCAGATAAAGACTTTCCTAACTTTTGATACCCATTTATGTTATTCTCTAAGTCCTCTGCAACTGCCCCAAACTTATCCTCTGCTTGGTCTAATACAAAATTTGCTACGGCTTGGCTTCTTTCATAAGAAGTCAACTCTCTTCCTACAATACCTAAAGAGTCTGCATAGGCTTCTTGGGCATCTTTCAGTCTAAGAACAATACCAAGTTCATCTAATAGTTCCGGCTCTGCTTTGGTTACACCCCTAACTAGTCTGTTGAAAGAGTCTGTAAGGTCTCTTCCCAAAATGGCTGAAACATCTTTTGCTACCGATCCGAGTTTTGTTAGCTGCTCTGCATTGATGCCTGCAGCGGTTCCTATTGCTGCGGCTTGACTAGCTTCGACAAAAGCTAGTTGAGATCCTGTGGCTTCCTGAATATTTCGGGTGAGTGTGCCTAAGGCTAATCCCGTATTACTAGCATAAGCTATTTGTCCTTCTTCCAATAGTCTTAAATCACCAGCACTTTTTAGAAAGTTGAAGGCTGCGGTTGCGGCAAAGACATTGGCGGCTAAGGTTGCGTAGGCTGGAACAAGGGCTCCGCCAATGGTTTGGGACATCTTGGCAAAGTTTTTAGTGGCTGTAGGGGCTATTCCTGCGGCACCTTTCAGACCCCTATCAGCAGCTAGAGCTGCTTGTCCAGTTTTATCTAGAGTGCCTGCAAGTTTTTTGGCACTTTTTTCGGTGAGACGGATGGTTCCGTCATCATCCATTATAACCTTTACTTTTACTTCATTTGCCATTAGACTTTCACGTTATGGGCATATTTGCCCGCATTGGCTTTTC